TTTTCTGGAGTTGGTTCTTCTGCAGTATACATCTCTACTGCCTGAGCTTTAGCTTCGTCTGTCCACGCCATAGTTCTTTTCCTTTTTAATGTGTAGTTTTTAGTGTATTCGGCAAGAGTATAAGTATTACGATACCCTGGACACCAACCTGTGGTATCTAGCATTTGTTGGTAAAACCTGTCACTCATTGCTTATTTCCTTAATATAAATATATTATACAAGAAGTTTGGGCATGAGTCAAGAACTATTTTTTAATAGCTATACCCGTAGGTAATAATATCATTGTGATACAGCTCAGCAACATGACTACGAGTATTTAATGTATACCATCCTTTCCAATCGTACATTTCTATTGACTTCTCTACTTCTGATTTATCTATCACTTCTACTTCTAAATCTAATAGTTCCTGTTCCCAGTTTTCAAATCTTATTAAGTAATCGCAGCTTGCAAATTGTTCTGTTTGCATTATTGGTTTATGCTTATCAATCCATTTGTCTAAACCAATGTAATCTAAACTTAGCATATAGAGAGATACTACTCTCTCATATGGATTTCTTGTGACACCAATGGTCTTATTATTTGTTGTTGTTAATATCAATTTTATTCACCTTATATTCTTGTTTTAATTCTCTAGCTAATTCTTTTGCATTATCTAGTTTATAAGGCAATGTTTCTTTATTAAATCTATCTATTCTTTCGACAGCATCTAATAATGCTATTAGTTTTTGAGTACATTGTTGTATATCATGCATTTTTGATTAAATCCTTAAGAGAGCTTAATTTATCTTGTGCTTCGGCAAGTTTGCCTAATTGTTTATCAAACTCTTCAATTAAGTCTGAATGTTCTCCTATACCAACTGAGTTGGTAAAATATGTTTTTAGTACTGCCTTTGCTTCTAATATTTCAGCTTGATACTTAGCTATCAATGCTTCATAATATGGGTTTCCTCTATGCATTTTTATCTCCTAAAATCCCTGCTGTAAAAGATATAATAAATCTTTCTTTAGCATTATCATCAATCAATATTCTAAACAATGGTATACACGCTATAAATAACATTAGCGCATACGCAATTCCACCAATAACTCGGTACTTATATACTATTGAGTTAGGTGCTACTTCTTTTATTGTTCTCATACTTGCTGGGAATGTTCTTAAAAACATCAATACCCAAGCTGCGAGATAAAATGCAATAAGCCATTGAATTGCATCCATTTGTTTTTCCTTTTACATATACTCTTGTAAATGTCTTAGACTGCCCATATCATAAGCTGCTAATGCATGGTTCTTACCTGCAAAACTTAAGTGTGGGAAGTACGTTTTTTCTAAGTCCTCTTGTTGTGCTTCAATTGTATATACTAGATATACCTTGTAGCCTCGCTCCTCTGCTTTTTCGGGCTGAAGCTCTCTTTGCACTAACGCTGGATAGTTCTGTTTTATTGCCCAAATCTTTTCACCAACTTCGAACTCCTCTGCTACGCATTGTTCTGGCAGCATAGCGTGTCTTCTACCTTCATAGTCGGTCATTGCCAATTTTTGTGGTACTCCGATTCTATCGATAATACCTTTGACAAATGCTGGAGACCTGTATAATGCTTTCGCAATATCACTTACATTGTCTCCTTCAAGATATCTTTTTATTGTATCTTTTATTTCTGCTGCTGTTGCAGCCTTACCTCTGTTCTGTGCTTTTCTTTTTGCACGGAACTCCATCGTTTCTAGATGGTCTGTAATAATGTTGCCTAATCTTGTTGTGTTGTAAGCTATGTTTAGTATACCACATGCTTCTTTCTTAGTGATTGGCTTACTACCATCAGTAGGGTTTAATAACTCAATTACCTTGGTTATATTTGCTTGTGTAAGATTTTCGTGTTTCTTTGTCCTCAATTTCTACCCCTAGTAAAATTATTGCATAATGTAAAATCTTGAGTAAATCATCAAGATTTCGTCCTTCTTTCTTCCCAAATCTCTGAGCATACTTGATTATATTTCCTAGACAGAAGCCATCTCCATGTCCTGCATCAAATATAAACTCAGTTGATTGTATTTTATTCATACTATAGTGCTTTCCATATGTGGAATCAATATAGTCAGAAAGCAACTTTATTGCTTCCTCTTCGTTAAATCTGTTATCTGTATAATCACTCATCTGATACTACCATAAATAGGTTCATAATTAGTCTTGCGTTTTTCTTTTTAGTACCAAAACCACTTTTCATCGGAGCGTGCCAATAGTTTGCTGGATACAATACTAATCTATTATATCTATTATCTACTATTGTATGCGCACTCTCATATATGTTATTTAGCATTTCTTTTGATGATGATAACATTTTTACTTCTTGTGAGTGTATTTCATTATCAACTTCAAATAATGCTGTTCCAGAGTGTTTAGGAGGATTAGGAGTTAAGTATAATACACCTGCCCATGCTTTTCCTCCAATTGCTTCTTGTTGTTTTTGTACTCTGTTAGCAACATCATGGTGTACCCAGTTGAGTTTTTCTGAGGCTTCAAACCCCATAGTAAAAGCATGACTTCCTGATGTAGTACTAGAAACCCATACTTTTTTGTTTATTGCTTTTTCAACTAGATTTATTACTCTAATTCTAAGCTCTTGGTCTTGTGTAGAATATTTAGTACGCATCCCTGGATAGCTTACTTTTTTAATATTTCCCCAAAAGAATAATCTATCAAGTGCATTAGCACGCACTTCATCAGGATTAGGTAAAAAATTGTCTATTATTGTAATCATTTAGATAGTTCATCTAATACATCTATCCCGCCATCAATTTTGGCAAGATATTCTTTCTTATCATCTAACTGACCTTGTAATAAACTTATTTCTGCTACTAAAGACTCTCTTTGTTTATTTAGATTTTGTCTAATCATCTCTCTATGAGATAATGTTGTCACAGGCTCTTTGTTTATTCCAAAGAGTTCATTAATGTCTTTGTCCATGCATCCGTACTCCATTTAATAATTTATACTCATCCCCATTACTTTTTCTAACTACTATAGGTCTTTTACTAAAGTAAAGATTATTTAATCTTTTTTGTATTGCTTTATGTAGTTCTTCTTCTGTTATGTCTTTTGGGAATACCATAGACATACCATTGACTTCGTACTTAACTAGTTCTGTCATTTTGCTGTAATCCTTTCGTCATACCATGCTAGACCTTCATCCCACCAATGGGGCTTGTCTCGGTGTGACCACTTGGCAAATGTTGCCTTGTCTGTGTGATAATAAAGTCGATAACTGCCCACCACGTCACTCTCATCTTTGAGGTCGTCTGGCATAGCCATACCAAATGGAGTCTGTCCTAGACGCTCCATATTCTTTGGCTCAGGCAGTTTGTTTACTACTTCTGCTATCGACTTGTGTTGCTTACCATAACGATAATGATACTCGTCATTCAATGCATTTGCATAACAATGAGTCCATTCAAAGTTGTCAAGAGATGACCTCGTCCATATAGTGCAAGGATGGTTGTACATCATTGGTAAGTATGGAGTCAATGGTCTTTCTTCCATTGGTAAGTCTTTAATTTTTGCCTTCTCCTCATTGAGGATTTTACTTTCTTCTTTGTTCAAGGCACGAGGAACAAAGCCAAGTACATGGTCTACCCAGATAGCTGTGCACAAAAGCTGTGCTGCTTCGAGTGGCATCTTCACTATGTGTTTATCCACATGGTATTCAGCACACTTGTCCATATCTTCATCTAGATAAAATAAGTTCATATTATATCCAGCACTTGTATTCTTTACACTCGCCAGTCAATGGGTCTACAGATTTACCGCAGACTTCACACGCTCCAATATGCCATGTTTCAAATGACTGTGTTTCAGAGTTCCACATCTGACAAGTTTTGTGTTCTTGTTGTTCGTTATTTTTCATATGTATATTATACTAAAAATTATAGATGATGTCAAGAACTATTTTTCTGACTTATGGCAGTATGGACATTTCTGCCCAAAGACAACGAAAACAATTTGCTTCCTAACTTTGCAGAAGTGTTTCCACATAGTTTCGCCTTTGAGCAGATACATCACTATTTTCCAAATGCTCTGCCTGCTTCGCTTATACCAAATGCTCCAAGTGTCACTACAACTAATGAGGTATAGATTGTGTCAGAAAACAACAAATCTTGTCCCATAAATGCAGTAATTAAATCACAAGTAGCAAAAATTATCATGAAGCCGAAAGAGATAAAACCAATAATGGCTTTTTCATTTACATCATTATCATCTAGAAACAAATCCAAGAACTTCCGTTTAGGTGGTGCAAGCCTTTTCTTTGCAGCTTCGGCTTCCATCTTCATTTCTTTGATAGTATCTTCAGACTTATCTAGCTTCTCAATGAGAGCCATATACTTATCTAAATCTATCTCAACTTCGTTTCGTGAATTATCACTTCCTTCTGCCATAGTATCTCCTACGGTCTCCAGTCTAGCCACTCCTCCCTTTTCTTATGGAACCCATCAGGTTCATGAAAGTGAAAGGATATGGATATCCTTGGACTTAGAGTTTCTGTGTTGTGATACATACCTTTTGGTATATAAAGTAAGTCGCCTGGACTTAACACAAAACTCTCTCTTAGAGTAAACTCCCCTTTATGAGGACTCCACTCATTATACATATTCCACTTAACTTGTCCTTCTACATGAAGTAGAAAGTTATCAGTTGAATCTGCATGAATTGTAAATACGTCTGCATCTTTTTTCCCTGAACAGTACAAGTTTGCCTGTCCTCTACCATAAACTTTTTCAAACTCCTCACACTGATTCCACATTTCTTTGTTTAAAAACTCGCTGATAGCTAGAATGAAAGAGTGCCCATTTTTCCAAGCTAGATATCCACTTCTTGCTTGATATTTTGGGTTTTCTGTTTTACTGTATATATACTTAGGTGCGTCTTTTTTCTTACACCATTTGCCTTTTTCTTCTACTACTTGTAGTTGTGGCATCCTATCATGTCCACCAATTCCCCAACTATTACAATACTCATCAAACTGTTTCCAATCAAATAGATAATCAAATATAGGTCTTTCCGAGCGAATAGTAAAATGTTTCTTACCTTTGTATTCTTTAAAAAACTGTTCTCTCGTTAGTGGGCTAATAATCTCATCGAAGGTCATAATTCGGTTTCTCCATCATTTTTACTTTCTTAACATAATCCCAATAAATCTCCATTAGGTCTTGTCTGGGATGTGTGGAATACCCCCAACTTGTGTAGCGAGGATGCCAAGGTTGTGTACTTAATCCAGTCAAATGTAGTTGCCATATATCATCTTTTGGTCTTTGTGGTCTTTTTGCTACATTCTCATTATCTTTTATCCAAAAATAATCTTTATTGAAATGTCCTTGTGGTAGTTCTTTATAGTCTGTGACTTGTCCATCGTAAGAGTTCCATCTTGAATCTAAAGTATGGTATAAGTTTTTCTTTGCCCACTCTACATCAGGAGAGTTAGCGTGTATTTGCATCCAGTGTTTTTTATAATTACCTTCCCAATTTTTCATTTCATCTATTGGGTCTACAAAATCTTTCATCTTTTCACAATCAAACAGAAGTACACTATCTGCCCACCAACCATCCTCTCTATTTACTGTATTATCACATAGAAAGTCCCATGCACTTGCCATAGGTTTACCTTCGAGGTCAGTTTCCCACAAGTCTTTAATATCTCTAAAATTAATCATATCTACATCTGTATAGATTGCTCTACCTTTAAAGTTGCATAGCTCTGGTACTGCGTATCGAAAACTAGTAAAAGGTGTCCCCCAATTATTTCGAGTCCATCCCATCTTCTTTGGTCGCATGAAAGTTATGTCTAACTCTGCATCAGTATTCTTAAATAGAGAGAATAAATATACTTGTTCTATTATCTTATCTTGTGAATCACTAGTCCCAATAAATATTTTAATTGCCGTATTCGACATAAGCTACTAACCCTCCTATTGATTCTGGTATATAAATATGCGACCATTTATTAGAAAATGATTTTTGATGATTTAATTCTAACTTGAGTCTTGTCCACTCTCTTGAATCCCAAGCAAAGGTGTCTAAGTCCTCCACACCCGCTGCTCTTTGTAATGTCCAATGGTATTCTGTTTCTTTTACAATTATATTTCCTTTACCTTTTAACTGAATATACGAAGCATTTACTCCTGTTTTCGGTATATGAAAGGTTTTAGAGGAACATTTAATTATTTTAAAACAGTTAATAAAAGGACAGTCTGGAAACTTACTGTTAGCGTGTATCCACTCAAATATACTATCTCTTTCTTCTCTCCATACAGGAAAAGAATCATTATATACCCATCTAGCTCTATTATACAATACCCAAGCCTCTGCCTTCATAAAGTCAGTATCTCTTACAGGATTGTAGTATGCTTGTAGATGTTTTATTAACTTATTTAAACTTTCAGGTTGTTCAATAACCACTTGATTCTCCTCGTATAAATACTACTACCACATCTCTTGCTCCAGAGACTAGTGGTGTAGATTCGTGTTCGTGTATTGATGTAAACATAGTAATACTTCCACACTTTTTAATTGTATCAAAGTTGTGTCTAAACTTTTCCTTGTGTTTAATCCACTTAGGAGGATTACTACTATCCATATAAACGTCTGGATAAGTAAAAGTTTCTGCTACCTTTAAATCTCCTCCCTCATATTGTGAAGGATGAGTTAATTGTATACTACAACTTATTTTTCTAACTGATTCTTTGTTTAGGAAATTAGACAGACAAGGTCTATGGTCACGATGTGCGGTAAAGAACATACCTTTTTTATCGTATCTTACCCAATTAATTTCGTGTTGATTACGATTTGGGTATAAATGTAAATTATATGACTTTTTATTGTATAATGATACTGCATCATACAGTCTATCATAAAATGGAAAGATTATTTGACTGAGTTTCTTACTATATCTAACAGACAGGTCTCCTTGAGACCACTTAGTACCTGCCATTTTCCATTCTCTATTAGAGTTTAGTTTTTTAACTTGATTTACTTCTTCTTCAGACAAAAAATCAGGTATGTGACCAACTATGTCAGAGTTTCGTACGCTCAATTGCAGCTGTAAGTTTTTCAATTTTTTCCTCTAAAATAACTAATCTATCTTCTAATTCTTCTAACCAATCTTCGTTTTCTTCAAATCTTGCTTGTGCTGGTTCATTCTTATCAAACCAATCTGAGTGTTTTTGCATAGCACTTTTCCAAGATAGCAATCTAAATAGATTAGAAAACTTAGTCATTATGTGATTGGATTATCTCTAATGCTTGTTGAAACTCTTTCCCATACTTCGGTTGAATACTCATGTCAAACACTAAACAAGGTTTGTCTCCTGTATTTTTAACAGCAACCATTGTACTTTCGTCCATAAGTCCTGCTATACAAGTCCAACACTTTTGTCCTGCTGGATATTGTTTGTGTTTAATTTGTTGAATATGATGTCCTTTGTTCCAAAGAAACGAACCATTACCACTATTCCAAATAAATCTTATAGATAGTCTAGGCTCTCCAACTGAATTATGCCAACCTAAGTTTCCCCACTCTGCTGGTAATATGTGGCAAGACTTCCATTCAAATAGTTTACCTACTTCCACTTTAAATGAATCTAGTACTAAGTTGCTGGTGTTAAACCACTCGGTAGTCATATATCTTCCAGCGTAGTCTACTCCATTAGTTTCTCCCACTCCACTATGATTTTCATCATTCATAGCATTTAACAGACCTCTTAAATCTGCTCTTGGAATTGGGTTTTTCTTAAATGTGTGAGGTAATCTAAACATTGCCTCTGCCATAACATCTATTTTAGCTAATACGCCCTTATTTCTTATCTGTATTTCCTTGTGATACATTCTCTGTTGTTACCTTGCGATAGTAAATTACTACCTCTTTGAGTTCACGAATATATCGTTTTAACTCTTGCGTGTTATATGCCATTAATTCATAGTCTGGCACACTCATGGCAAAGAAAACTACTTGCCCCTGTTCTTTTTTTACTCTTTCTAAAAACTCGTCTAAGTTTTTATCACTGACTACATACCAATGAGGCTCTTTCAAGTCTATTTCTCTTGGTAGTACTGGCTGTGCTATCTGCCTTTCTATTGGTTTAGCACTAACCTCTAATGTCTTGGTTGGTAGTAGGCTGCACGACGATACCATCATCAGCAGCGTCAATATCCCGACTGTCTTGTTCGATTCCATCAAATACCTCTTTTGTTGCTTTGTTTGCTCTAGTCTCTATGAGTCCAGGCTTTGCTGCGGCTAACTTAGTTAAGTTATGCCTTTTAAATATATCAAGATAACGATTCATTTCTTTCTGTGCTTCTTGACTTTTTTGTTGTAATTCTGTTAATGACTTTGTTTGTAGTGCAAAGTCGTTTTGTAAAGTGCTAATTGCTTCTTCCTGCATTTGTACTGCACTTTCTAGTTTAATGTTGTTTGCTTTTAGTGTCTGGTTCTCACTCCATAAGAAATAACTTCCTAGACCTAATACTAAAATGATTGCTAAAAAGAACTGTTGCATTATAACTCCTCTATCTTATAGTTTAATCCTTCTGCTCCTCGGATTTCTACTATTTCTTTGTCTTCGTTTTGGAACTTTAAGTATTTATCTTGTTTTTTGAAAAACTTGCGAACTATATAAGTTGCATCGTCAGCGTCACCGTATGTGCTATTATAACTAACAGTTAGCTTATATCTTGTCGAGAAGAAACTAAGTATTTTTAACCAAATCTCTTTTAGTTCCATTTCTTATTTTGAAACATATTACCCTCTGCTTCCCTACGGCGTTTGAGTCCTTCTAAAACTTTTCCACCTGCTTTATTCCATCTTGCCATTTGCGCTGGAATACCCTCATAATCGCCTGCATTTAGTACTTTTAACATAGTTGAGGCATTTAGATTACCATTGCCTAGATTGAATGTCCAACTGACTAATGCGTCAAATTGATACTGTTCTAGTGGTACTTTGACAGCTGCTTTTACATAGTCTTCGTACTCTACTATTTCTTCTACTAGCAAATTATCTGCTTCTTCTTGTGATATTGATTTGCCTTCTTCAGCAGTTTTTATATGACCATAACCTATAGTCCATACTCCTGCAGCACATTTATATGCGTCAAGTTCACACCCTTCAAAGTGTTTAATTAATTCTAATCCATTTTCTGATATTTTCATTTGCTTCTCCAAGCAGGGGAGAGACCGAAGCCTCTCCCACATCGTTGACAGTCTATACAAGATAGGATAAGTTTATACCTATGACACTGGTACCAAAACTGATTAAACAGATTTGGCTTACAGTTTCACAGAACTCTCCATTCTCACATATTGTATCACGAACTTTTAAAGCGATTGCTTTCATTTAGTTAATCTCCAAGATTTTTCTCTTGGAATCTGGAGTTCGTGAAAGTTGGATTGTCAGTAATCCGTCTTGTAGACTTACTTCATCTACTAATAGGTCGGCGTTCAGAATAAATCTTCGTTCAAAAGATTTTAGACTAAGACCTTGATGAACGAAATGCTCATCATCACCTAGTTTGTGTTCCTTTTTACCCTTGATTTGAAGTTCTTTGTTATCAAAAACAATCTCCAATTCATCTTTCTTCCAACCGGGCACTGCGATTTCTATACGATAATCGTTGTTCCCTGCTATTAAGTTATATCTAGGATAGCTACTCTCCGTATAAGACGGGAGGTTAGGCATATCCAATCCAAGCCAAAACTTACTTAAATCTATACTCATTTTTTATCTCCATAATTCCTTTTCAGTAAACATTCACATCTCCTTTCGGTAGACGCACCAATACGTAAGTGAAACCTATCACTTACAAAATAATTATATCAAAAATTAACCTTGATGTCAAGAACTATTTTTCATCATCAAAAGACAGAAGTCCTTTTTCCTCTAAAAAATCAATTGTTCCTCTTATGCCAATCTGTTTTCCAAAGTAGTATGCACCTACTGTAAACCAAATTAACACTATTATATAGCTTATATCATTATTCATAGATAATATTATAACAACTTTGTGGGCTTGAGTCAAGACAAATATTTAACATATCTTAAAATAGTTCTTGACATTTGTTTCTAATTTTAGTATAATATATGTATTATATAAAAGGAGAATCACCTTCTTTTATAATTAAAGGAGATAGAATGAGTAATACTACTACATTGCGTCAAACACATTCTGATTTCGGTGGAGGTCAAACCATCTTTAGTAAAGGTGCAAAAGACATAGAAGCGAATCTGAATAGTGTAGTTCCACTCGTAATGGAACAATTAAAAGAGGACTACCCTCATTACACGATAGAACATCATAAGAATATTCGTAAGGATAGCAGTTTCTATGACCTAGATGGGTATAAACTTCACAACGCCAATGCTAACATCAAACCTGATGGTGGCATGATTACAATTAATGGTTATCCTGTGTTCTTTGGCGAAGTCAAAAATCAGGGTACGAATCACCTAAGAAAGCGAGAAGGTCTACCTAGACAAAGTATGGGTAATGGCATTGAGCGTATCTACAAGAACATTGTAGAGATTTCACACATTATGAAAAACTACGACATCATGCCTTATGTTATCTTTGTGCAAGGTTCTGACTTTCACGAAGGCAGTTCAATCATTGACAGACTTTCAATGCTTTCACCTTTCAATGTTCTTAAAACAGATGAAACAAGTGTATTTATTAAAATTAACGCAAACTGGGATGATGAACCACAGACATTCAATGCTGCAGAAATGTATGATATTGTTCTAAGACAGTGCCAAGAATCTTTAGCACATTACAAAGCGAGGTCACTCAATGTCTAATTGGACACAAGAGCAAAAGGACTTTCTTAAAAGGCACTACGGAAGTATGCCGATTGAAGAACTTGCAAGTAAACTTCAGAAGAGTCAAGACGCTATCTATTCAAAAGTATACTACTTGAGAAGGCGTGGTTGGACATTTGGAGGTGACAATGCCAAGCGTTAATCTAAAAGGAATGAGCTTTGAAAAAGGACTTCGAATCTTTCGTAAAAAAGTAATGAACGCTGGTATCAAAGAGGAAGTGAGAGAACGTAAGTACTACACTAAACCTAATGATACTAGAAATCAAAAGAATAATTATAGGAAGCGAACACGAGAACTCGAGAAGCGAAAGTTATTTGAACTCGAAAGAAGAAGAAGAATCACATCAAATCGTAGATAATTCCAAAAGATAGTTGAGTTAATATATGCTTTAGCTCGACTATCTTCCATAGAATAAAATATTTTTTTGATACCGAAACTCAAAACAGAACACAAAATCATACCCCTTCGAAAAACACTTCTTGATTTCTGTTGAAAAGTATGATAAAATAAATACATAATTTGATATACAGTCAATACAAACTACCAATTACACTCGTTAGTCCTAACTGATGAATGATGCTTGAGTGAAGCGTAAGCGAGAACGAAAGCAGAACATCTAATCTGGGACAATGATAGAGTGTAGATTGTATAATCAATATCAACAAGATACAACCAAGTATTCGCTAAAGTCAACATCAACGACTTTTTAAAAACCCACATTAACCACTAATTACTACAAAACCTTTCCAACTAAGGACAACTTCCGCCAACCGAAATTATTTTAAGCAATAAAAAACCCCAAACAAGTTGGGGCTAATTACTTCAATATTGTCGCCTTCCTAGTTAAAACCAACCATCTCTAGACCGAGGTACATTTTCGTTTTGAACTATTCTTATTCGCTGTACTGGTATTGTGTCTCTATGACCATCTCCGAATCTTAGTCTTGCTTTCATACCCGTTGGGGACTCAATAAGTCCCATCACTTCTGCATAGATTCCATGCTTTGCTAGTTTATCGTCTTTACTTATTTTTGCTATACGCATCTTGCTAACTCCTTTAGTGCACTCTTGGGTGCTTTTTCTAACCCCGCTAGGGCTGTGATAGGTAGTTCTAGTCTCTCTGCGAGTTCTTGAACTAACTCTAGTTTCGTGACTGGTTTCTCACCCGTTTTGGTTAGGTATTCAGTCTTTCTATAGACTCCTTCTCTACTTAACTTACCTATAATAGATTTCACACTTTTGTCTAACTCATTTGCTAGTCTTTCAACTGTTTCTCTACTTGGGTCTAGTCTGTATTGATTGGTCATCATCTCTACTTGGTCTTCAGTGTAGTTTACTGCCATAATCGATTCTCCCATTTTTTAATTAATCTTTCTACTGTATGTCTAGACATACCCCATTCTTCTGCACAAGTGAGTATTGCATCTTCTCTACCGAGTTTTGCTTCCCAGTCATAGAACTCATACTCCATTTCATCCTCAGGTATAGACATACGTACTCCTATTGTCTGCCTCGTGTGCTTCCCACTCACGAATTAAAGCGTCTCCTCTTAGTCTTTGACCAAAATATATCACTTTTCCACTACTTAGTGTTCTCTTAATAAGTCCACCATTGTATTCAATATCTATGACTGATTTACCTTCTGCTGTATCTTCAGGTCTGTCATCATACCACATCGAGTTTAAACTATGTGCATGCATACCTTTAACGCCTCTAGACCATTCTTCTGCTTGTATGAGTTTTCTTTGCCTCTCTACTATATCATCAAACTGTCCCATTAAGTTCTCCTGTCTCAAAGAAGTTATAAACAACATCATCTGCCCACTCTTGTGGAACTATACCAGTGTCTTTGTATTCTTCAAACCACTGGAAGTCATCATCATTTAAATCGCACTCGAACTTTTCTTCTAGCATAGTAGTTAACTCATTACCATCAATATAGTTCTCATCATGAGCACAGTAGTATTCATCATCTTTGTATGTCTCAAAATGGTCTACTCCAAAAAAGTTTCTGAACTCATCTTCATAGGTCATTTTTGCACTTAGTTCGACATTGAACTTATTACTAGCAAACTCTAGCATATTGATTACCATCTGATATGGTGTAGACCACGCACTATAACCATTCATATAACCGTGATTTTCCCATTCTTCTATATTACACCACTTTGCTCCTACATTATCACAATACCACTGGTACGACTCTTTTATCCAACCATCTTCATCATACTCTCTAGCAATATTACTCATAAAAGGTTGCTCGTGTAAGTCTACCAACTCCTTAAACTTTATAGGTAGTTCTCCTTCTTTCCAATGTGGTCTTTCGTGTTCTTCACTTTTGAACAGACAATCCCATTGTTCGTCAGTTAAACCTTCTACACTTAAATTAAAATAAACATGATTTGCCATTATATATCCCCCTGCTCACGCACTTCACTTCTTACTACTTCAAAACCATTAGGATAACGCTTTTCTAACTTCCTAATGTTTTCATCCATTACTTCATCAGGGGTAAAACCTAATGCTTTACAACCCTGCACCCAATACCAGAGAACATCTCCTAGTTCTCTTTTCATGTGGAAAATCTCATCATTTGAGAACTTACTATCTGACTGAAATACTTTCTTTTTAACTACTTCAGCAAACTCTCCACTTTCTGCCATCATACCTATCAATGCAGTCATTAGTCTTGCCATATCTATTTCTTGCTCAACTACTTCACCATCTACTGTTGAGTGATTTCCTCGTAGGTATTCTACTCTATCACACATTTTGGTAGTATCTTTACTTACTGCTGAGGTACAACTATCTACAAATCTAGCATAATCATTTATCTTGCTCACGCTACACCTCCTGATATATCAGATATGAACTTCTCCATCTTTTGAATTGCTTCCATATCTTTTTTGAGTATGAGTTCATCATCTCTTACTATATTGCCGTCCTCTAACTCTATCCACATATGTTTACAGTTTCTTGTTGGTGACTCCCAATGTGGAAACTTACGTTTAGTGTCTAAAGGGTAGTTAATGGACTTTATCTTACTACCATTTGCTTCCATGCCTACTGCATAGTGTCTGTTATATTTATTTGCCAATGTCTTTCACTTCTCCTTTAGGTATCACTTGATATGCACCCTTGTTATAAGCAATCGATACCGTGTACTGCTTACTGATGTCTGCTTTGAATGAGTTATCCTTAGGCACAGTATATTCTCCAACTGCTGCACTTGGATATGTTTTCTCATCACTTTTAAACTGTTTGTTTGCGACTTTATTAAAATTAGGTGTCGCTTTTTTACTTGTATAAAGGTGTTTTACCTTTCTTTTACGACCAAATTGGTCATACATCATACTACCTTTTTTCACTATCTTCTCCTAAATTGATGTTCACACCGTAGAGTATACCTAATCTATGTAGCATTTGCTCATACTCAAAGGTCAACTCTACTATGTGACTGTTTATTGCTTCCAAGTCGTCTAAACACAACTTGATTTCTTCCTCGTGCCGTTGCAGTTCCTCTTTGAGGTTGTCTGCTTCGGTCTTTGTTGGGAAAGGAATTACTTTACCCACGCCAGTCGTCCTTGTTATTAAAGTACATATATACTAAGAACATTGCGACTAGAATTAATACTGTTAAGTCCATATCGCCCCCACTAGCATTATAATTAATACTGTATAACCGAACAGTAATAGGAACCACTCTACAGAGTCAGAACTATCGAATGGTTCCCAAATTGCATCAAGTAATTTCTTCATCTCCCCTGTCCTCTGTATTTTTTGAACGAACGCTTTTTACTCTTGTTCATATTAATACTGATTCTGTTGTGTGAATCACCTTGTGAAGTCTTTTTCTTGTGTGACTTATGCACTGATTTACCACCCCACTTCATGATTGCACCTCAGGTTTTACCCACTCTATCTTGATACCTCTGCGTTGGAGTTCGTTTATGCACTTTACTCTAACTTTTGGTTTCGTTCTATTACTGTTGATTGCTTCGAACAGTTCTTCTT